AAAGACCACGCTAAGGGGCTTATGATACACGGGGAAAATATACCTGGGTACAAATTGGTTCAGGCGTACGGTCATCGCACGTGGCAATCAGAAGAAAGTGTGATTGCTGATCTTGAGCCAGAATATGGTGATAAGCTGTATGAAAAACCAAAACTAAAAACCCCCGCAAAGTTAGATAAAATTGTCGGGAAAGAGGTAGTTAAAGACTATGCTTTTAAACCGGAGATCGGTTTTAAACTCGTGTCAGAATCAGCCAAAGGTGAGCCTGTGCAAATTGGTAAACCTAAAGATGATTTTGAAGACTAAAACAAAAGGAGAATCAAAATGAATCAATTCAAACTTAAAGAAGATGGATCGTTATTAACCCCCGAATTTATCGTGTCTTTTCCCGCTGTATTTGAGCCAAGTCGTATAAATGGGAAATTTGGGTGCGGTCTTATGTTCCCAAAAGAAACAACAGACATGAAAATTCTTGAGAAGGCTATTGAAACCGCAGCTAAAGAGAACTGGGGCACAAATATGCCTAAAAAACTGTCAACGCCTATCTTAGATGGAGATGATAGTGACAGAGAAGAACGCGCGGGGATGTGGTATATAAATGCAAAGGGCCCAAATGGGGGAAAGTTCGCGCCGGCTTTAATTGATCGAGACAAAGACGACATTAGCGACCCAGAAGATTTTTATCCTGGGTGCTTTGCCCGTGCACGGATTACTTTATTTGCGTATACACATAAAGAAACGGGTAATAAAGGCGTCTCTGTAGGGGTTCGGTCAATTCAAAAGTTAAAAGATGGTGAGCCTTTGGTTTCACGTGTTAAAGCAGAAGATGACTTTGAGGATCTACCTAGTGTTGAGGACGATCTATAATGTACGTCTTCATTGACTTTGAGACTAGATCAAAAATAGACATAAAAAAATGTGGGGCGGGTCGTTATTGTAGCGACCCCTCTACTGAAATTCTTTGTTATAGTTACGCAATAGATGATGGAGAAGTGGTTAATGTTCAAGGAGATGACCTATCTTCAATGAGGGAACTCCAGATGCGAGGGGCAGTGTTTGTGGCTCACAACGCTGCTTTTGAACAGGCTATCTGGGAAAACACCGGCTACCCTCCACCAGAGTTCATCTGTACAATGGCTTTAGCTCAATCACACGGACTGCCAGGGGGCTTGGGGAGAGCAGCTAAATCTCTCCAGCTATCCTTTCAGAAGGAAGTCTCTGGCACCCGTCTAATTAATATGTATTGTAAGCCCGCTAAAGACGGCGAGTTTCGTGTTTTAGAGGGGGAAGATCTGCAAGACATGATGTATTACTGTGCAATGGATGTGGAGGTGGAAAGGGAGATCTTTAAAAGGCTCCCTAAACTTAATGCTTGGGAACAAGGGATCTTTCAGTTGACCCAAAAAATTAATAACCGAGGTATTAAAATTGACACAGAGCTGGCTTCTAAGGCTTCTCTTTTTGCTAAAGACTTAATTGGGGCCGCCAATGAACGATTAAAAGAGCTGACTGATAATAAGTTTTACTCCCTGTCTCAAACAGTCAGGCTTCGAAACTATCTTAATGATCAGTATGGTCTTTCTCTTGAAACAGTAGGGTCACAAGAACTAGAGGAGGTCCTTCCATTTGTCTCGGACCCTGTAGCCAAAGAGATTATAACTCTACGGATAGGATTTGGTAGATCATCTTCTGCTAAGTTTGATAAAGCTTCTGGAGCTGTGTGTGACGACGGTAGAGTTCGTAACTACCTTATTTACCACGGGGCCTCAACAGGGCGCTGGACCTCCCACACTATTCAGCTTCAAAACCTCCCTCGGGGAATTGATATTGATGCTGACACGTGCATTTCTTTGATTAAAAATGCAGACCCGGAGGTGTTTAATATGTTTTATCCGGATCCTATGGGGGCAATATCAAGCTGCATTAGGGGGCTTTTTGTAGCAGAAGAAGGTAAAACCTTTTACGTAGTTGACTACGCGTCTATCGAAGCACGCGTTCTGATGTGGCTTGCCGGAGAGAAGAAAGCTGTGAGCCTTTTTAAACAAGGCGCGGATCTCTACGTTGAAATGGCCAAGGTTATTCATAATAATCAAAAGTTGACCAAGGAAAACAAAAAGGAAAGACAGTTAGGGAAACAGGCTATCTTGGGCTGCGGATATGGGATGGGTCACAAGAAGTTCATGGCCACATGTCTCTCCTATGGGATGGATGTTGACGAGACGCTCGCCGAGAAGGCTGTTAAAGCTTATCGTAAAATGCACAAAAAAGTTGTGTCTTTTTGGTATGACCTTGAGAGCGCCGCTGTTCAGACAATGAGAACAGGCAAAGCACACCGATGCGGACCTGTCCGCTTTACTAGAGAAGGGGAGTTTCTCTATTGCCAGCTCCCTTCTAAGCGCAAGTTGGCATACTATAAACCTTTACTTGAGGAGGGTAAGTTAGTTTATTTCACTCAAGATAGCCAAACACATAACTTTAAGAAAACAAATACTTATGGTGGGAAGTTGTGTGAAAATGTGTGTCAAGCGGTAGCCAGAGATATTATGGCAGACGCTATGGTCCGCTTAGAGACTTTTAACCTGCCCATTGTTTTGTCAGTACATGACGAAATTGTGGTTGAGGCAAAACAAAAAGCAGGAAGGCTCGAGCAGGTCATTGACTTAATGAAAACCCTACCCGAGTGGGCGCAAGGTTGCCCCATTGACGCTGAAGGGTTTGAAACAAAGAGGTATAAAAAATGATAAACATACTTAAACCTTATGTATACTGTCCTCTCTGTGAGGAAAAAATGTCTAAACGTCGTATGTCTAATGGGTTAAAGGTTTTTGACCTATACATGTGTAAACCATGTAACATCTTCACCTACCCATTTGACCCCGCGTTTGATAAGTGGAGAGATACAGACAAGAAAATCCCCTGCCCTCGTTGTGACTTCCCCGAGGTTAAATGGTTTCTTCGGCAGATGGATAGCTATTTAAAATTTGTCTGCCCTAAATGCAAAGTTATTGGTGAAGGGGACTGCAACTCTTTTATCACTTCTAGTGGTGCTGTTGAAACAGATTTAATGGACTCTGACCAAGGAGAAGAAGTTGGGCGTATTGAAATACCTATTGATAAAATGGCCCTAAGTGAAGAGAAAAAAGCAGGATTAAAAAAGAAAATAAGAGAACAGAAAGCAAAGGAGCAAGGGAATGGTTAAAGATGTTGCAAACCAAAAGCATTATACCGCGTTTAAAATCCAGCCAATTAAATACATCCAAGAGAATAACCTAGACTGGTGTCAAGGAAACATAGTTAAGTATGTGACCCGCGCCTCTTATAAAAACGGAGTTGAGGACTATTACAAAGCCCTCACTTATTTGGCGTGCAAGATTAAAGAACTGGAAACAGGAAAGTTCCTAGCCCCAGATAAAATTGATGTTAAAATTCGTGTTAAACGTAACTTCAGGAGGCCTTAATGTGGTGTGGGATAGATCCAGGTAAGAAAGGTGGGATAGCTTTTGTTGACGGTTCAGGTTCTTATGAAGTCTATAGATTCCCCCTGGTGGCCAATGAATTTGACTACCAGGAGATCTATAGGTTGCTTAACATGCACGATGTAAGGGGTGTGGCTTTAGAACTTGTTAACGCTTTCCCTGTTGGCTCCAGAAGCTCCGCCTTTACATTTGGCAGAGCTTTTGAAGTATGGAAAGCCTTTCTTAATTTAAGTAAATTGAAGCATATCGAGGTCAGGTCAACAGTCTGGACGAAGTTTATGTACGGCGGCAAAAGGAAGGGGTTAGCGGCCAAAGAAGTTGCTTTTATTGAGGCTCGCAGACTGTTCCCCGACTGGTCTCCTATAACAAAAACTGATAAAGAACTATGCGACTGCTTACTGCTTGCTGAATATGCAAGATTAAAACTTAATTAATCAGAATCTTCGTAGATCCAGATCCATTTTTCAGAACCATTCAAATCAACTTTAATTGCTCCTGCCTTAGCTGCACCTGTTGTAATATGGTGGGAGCAACTATCAGTTGCGTCAGTAGCTTGGCACTGGAAGTCGATCAGACTTTCATCAACATCATCTTGGTCTAAAGTTAACACAACCGCTGCGCCAGTTGTTGAGCTTTGCATTAACTCACGAAGGTCAATAGTAGCTTCGTTTCCAGATACTGCCGAACTCTCAGCTCCTAAAATTTTAAGGTCGTCGAACTGCCCGTGGCTGGTTGAGTTTACAGTAAGTTTCCCTGCAAAAGCAGGTGTAGCTAACATTGTAAGAATAGCTAATACAGTGAAAAGTTTACGCATTTTGTTTCCCCCTAGTAAGGTTAAATAAATAGCCAAGTAAAAAAACTGAAAAGAATCTATGCGGCTCAACTTGAAATACAAAAGATCCAAAAGAACACGCTAACAAAATTAAAAAAGAGAGCATGAAGACCATAGCCTCTTTATGTCCCATTATAAAGGGGATTGCTTTCTTAAGCAAACAAATAAACAAAAAAATTAACCCTCCTAAACCTATCAGCCCATTAGCAAAAAGAAATTGCAGAGCATCATTTTGCATATATCGGGAGGGATGTTCTAAAGTTCCCCCGACGAGAAAAACAAAAGTGCCCATGCCATACCCAGTTATGAGCCGTGGCTGCCCGTGTGGGTTGTGGATTAGCAGATCCCACGCGCTGGACCAGATTGTCAAACGCCCGCTAGAAAGAAACGGATATTTACTAATAGCAATAACCGCGACAAACGAACCAAGCAACCCTAAGGCGATTAAAAGAACTCTGTGGGCTCTGGTGCCCCGGAAGAAAAGGTACCCAGCAAACGCAATTACTGCACCCCCATATGCTAACATGCTCTGGGAAAGTAAAATAGCAATGGTCGGGATAATGGTTGCCTTCTTTGACCGAAGCAACACAAAAGGTAGCAAAGAGGCGATAAATATGCCACATTGATTTGGATGCCCTAAGGTAGCTGTTATCAACTTTCCGTCTGTCTTTGGAGCGTTCCCCGTTGTGATCAAAGTATGAAACTGGTCTAACTGAAAGAACTGAAGGAAGCAATACAAAGAAAGGATAATGGCTGTTAGACAGAAAGTGTTTATGATATTTTTGATGTCCCTCTTTGAGAAGTCTGCGCTTGAAACAGCTAGAAAGAATAAAAAGTAAATCAGAAGCTGCGCCAAAGGTTTATATAAAGCTAAATCAAAGATCGCAGTGTAGGCAGGGTTGCTTGAGATTAAAGGAGGGGTTATCAAAGGGTGTAGAAGCAGGTAGCCCACTACCAAACATACCCCAAAATTAAGAGGTTTTATTGGGGTATGTCTAATATGCAGAGCGAAGGTCATCAATGCGCAGAATAAAGCCAATGCTTCTTTAGCGTCCCAAGCATTAGCGAACCCTTCAAGCCCAGTACAGGAGACTATGAGAATGAACGAGGCAATAACTAAACGCTTCATACCCCGTCTTTCCAAGCGTCAAAGCGTTTTTTAAGATGTTTTTTAAGATCTGAAGCTTCAACTATCCCGACAGGCCTGCCTTTATAAGTTTTATGGGTATCAATCTCCATATAATAGGTGGCCGCCTCCAAGGCTTTTTCTTTGAGACGAAAAGGTCTGTTTTCAAACCACTCAACAACAGCCTCCCCAAAACCAAAGACCTTGAAATAATCAGACCACGCCATTACTTTCTTTTCCCGAACAGATACCCAATCAAGTTCCCAAAGAATTTAATTGCTCTTTCAAACTTATTATCAGTTTTTGGATCTTTGTCTATGGCCTCTGCAATTGCTTTTAAAGCTGTGTGAATTGCAAAAGCAATAACCCCTACTTGCACCCAATTTGTTTGTAACCATTCCATAATATTCTCCTAGTTTAGTATGTTTATTAATAAGCCAAGAGCGTTACCACTCCCGTGCCATATTTCACTTTTAATGTCAGCTTTGGTTAAATTTTCATCCATCCAGACTTTACCAAAGGTAACGATGCTTGCAAATATAACAGCTAAGATTGCGCTCTTAACAGATGGATTAACAAACAAAACTGTCATCTGTATGACAAGATTCTCTGCCAGAAAGTTCCACCAATATTCACGCTCTTTGTCCTTAACTGGTAAGAATCTGTTAATCCAACCAAAGTAAGATGTGCATCCCCAGAATATAAAAGGCACCGCCCATAACGATCCTACGATATATGACATGCAAGCAGCAGAGCCTATTCGCCTGAAGAGCTTGCTGTATTTATCTGAGCCGCCCATGCGCCAGAACAACCCAGATAAAAGAACCATGATTAATTTACCTAGTAACATATTTCTCCAAAATCCTTTTCATGTCTCTTATATCTTCGTTCATACTTTTTAACTGTTCCTGAATAACAGCAAAGTTTTTTTCATTAACAACAACTCTTTCTTTGATCTCTACTCCATGAGCAGTCGTAAATCGGCTTGATTCGATGATAGTTAAACGTGTGTCATGGGCATTAATATTAACAGCGACCCAACTTGAAAAGCCTAAGAGAACAGTTAAACCAACTCCAGATATCAAAGCTATTCCTTTTAAATAGCCCTTAACATACTGGTCTGCATCTCGCCTACCGTTGAAAAGCCCATATTCTTCTTTCTGTTTAGTCACCATTTTTATCCCTAGTTTAAAGTAACGCTTGTTAGATTGCTTTCCGCTGTTTTTGCTGCCTCTGATTTCTCACTTGATCGCACAGTATTCTTAATGTAGCTAACTACTTTGGATTTAGTGAACTGCGCCTTAGTAACAGGATTGTCAACCAAATCGCCATTCTCATCTAAGACCTGTTCCTGATAACCATACTCATTAGCGAAAGCATCTTGCACTCGGTTTACTTGATTATCTGGAATAGTGATTGACAATGTTGCTGCCATTGCTGAACTCGGAATTAATAAAGCTAGTGTTAATATTAGGTGTTTCATGCTCTCTCCTTTACCAGTTGATATTGCTTGTTTGTCTCTTTAAAAACTTCTGTGCTGCAATTCTTTCCTCATAAGCGGCTGACTTAGCTATCTCTTGAACTGTTAATTCTTTAAGTGTCATCGCCCCTTTACTTCTCAATTCTTTAACCCTAGCCTCAAGCTGGTCAATTTGTCTTTGTGTTACAAATTTTTCATCGACATCTTTATCAGCTAATCTTGAAAGAATAGCTTTCTTCTTTTCAATCTCACGAACTTCTCTGTCAATAAGTACGACCTGCGCACTAACTACGGTTGAGATGCTTAACATCAGCCCTAAGAGCATTAGTTTCTTCATCGATCCATCCCTTTGGAATAAAATTATACTTCGTCACAATTCGTTCATAGCCGCCTGTAGGCAGCTTTCTAAACTCTCTTCGGTAGGTTATTAATCTATTTCTAGTTGACCCAGCAGCGGCTGAATAAGCAACCGTTGGGGCGGTATATGTATCGCTGTCATCAGACTGTGGAGATAAACTTAAATGGTTGCTGTTCTGAATGTGAACCTCGTCCATACTTCCATTCATGTGCATAGGATCGCCTGAATCAATACGTCTGCCGATATACAAAAGACCTGTTGCATCTAAGGTGTTTGTTGTAGAAGCGTATTCACACTGGGCTTCATCAGTGTAAAGACCATACTCACTTCCAACTTTCCCAACGACTACATGATGCCAGTCTGTGTCGCTTAAACCTGTGCAGTCCATAGCAAGCTCTGTTGTACCTGCATCAGAGTTATCCAGAACCCTAAGCTCCAGCTTGCCACTAAACCCGAACTCATCACGGATAAACCATTGCTTGGCATTTCCTTCACTATGAGCAATAAACACCTGTGATACCGATGTATTAGCATGTTTAATCCAAACATCAACTGTCCAATCTCCACTTGAGGAAGCAAACATATCCCAATCCGCTGAATCAGCAAGTGTCCAATAATCCCCCGTTCCATCAAATAGAGATGTGTTCCCAAACTTCGTGACACCACTATCTGTCTGAACATCGCCATTAGCTGTTATAGTCTTAGCTCCACTTGAATCACAATCTGTTTCAGCAATCGTGGTTGATGTGTCAGCCTCATCAAAATGGATCAATAAATGCGTGTTAGCATCACAACCTGCTGCGTATACATAACCACAAGATATGAGAAAGAGCGCTGTTAATAGTGATTTAATCAAGTTCATATTTAACCGTCACACTCACTTGCGTTACTGTTCCTGTTACCGTTCCGATATCCCAATTGATCCAATCACCTGAATCAATCGCTCCATTTGATAAAGACCCATCATCTGCGGCACCGTCATTGTCACACGTAATTGTGGCATCAACTGTTGTGCATGAATCACCTGTTCCATCACATTCTTGAATGTCAATAACAACTGATTCCCCTGTATCTGCTGGATCAACGATACAGTCAATATCTGTAATAGTTAAAGCCGCTGGGGCTTTATAGATAAGAAAAGAGTCTGCATCAGCTGGATCTTCAAGTGTTTTGTCAAGCGTCTCTAGGAATCCATGTTGCTGACCAGATATGATTACATCACCTGCAATATCAAGTTCATGCTGTGGTGAATTAGTACCAATACCTACGTTGCCTGAACTATCCTTAATAACAAGCCTGTCATTTGTACCTAACGCCGACCCCTCAGCGATTGAGAAGTCATTTGTTGACCCGTCATTACCAATTGTCCATTGAGCTGCTGGCGTTGCACCTTTATAGAACTGAATCGCTGGATCATAAGCGTTGTTTGTCGCACTTGTGATCTTAAATATTGTGTGAGATGTCGCTGCGTCACTACGCAACTCAAGATCAGCTGAAGGTAAGTTTGTTCCAAGACCAACATTCCCACCGTCACGGATAGTCATATGATTGCCGACGCCACCCTCACTGAAATAAAGAAAGTTGCTTCCTGTATCGTATCCCATAGCAAACTCATCAACTCCACCGTCAGTCAACTGAACTTCAGGTAGACCCGATGTTGCATTAACGACGATCTTTGGGGACGATCCTGTTACGTCCAATAAAGATGATGGTGCTGTGGAGCCAATACCGACGTTGCCTGCAGTGGTAACAGTGAAGAAGTCGCCATCACCACTAGCCCCATTACTAATCATAAATGGAGTTGTGCCTGATTCAACGATCTCTAAGGTTGCGTCTGGTGTTGTGTCTGCGATACCTACGTTTCCGGAGGAGTCAATTGTTAATGCTTCTGTGTTATTTGAGATAAGTGAGAAATTATGATCACTTTCAGAACCTACAAATGGGTTACTAATTGAATCTGAATTTGTACTCAACTGAAGTATTTGACTATTCGACGTGTTCGTAATTCTTGCACGACTCTTTACGTTAGATCCTCCAGCAATATCAAGCTTTACCATGGGCGAAGTCGAGCCAATACCGACGTTTCCGCTAGAATCAATACGCATAGATTCACTAAATGCTCCGCTCATGAAGCGAGTTATTCCATCGGCTTTATTTGTACCTATAGTCATTTGTCCTGCATTATAATTCCAGCGCACTAATGCACCTGAATTAGTAGTTGGGGAGCCAAAACGAATATTTGAATTTGACGAATCGGGTGCAAGAATACTTATACCTCCGCTAGTGCTGTTCTCAACAACAAGATCATCTGCTTCACCTTCTGCTGTCACTGAACCGGCATTTCCCGTATGTACATGCAATTTACCATCTGGTTCTGTAATTCCAATACCTGCGTTTCCAGAAGAGTTAATAGTCAATCTCTTTGTTCCTGTCGGGTGCTCAATCTGAAATAAATCTGTTGCGGTTGATGTTAATTGACTATGCGTTGAACCATTTAGATTTAAGTTATTATCAGATAACCCGCCATTATCAATCGTGATATCATTGTCTGTGGTTGCGCCGTTGTCTGTTACGTTCTGAAGGGTAAGAGAACCGCTTCCATTATCAACACAATCAACATAAGAATTTCCATCCTCAGAGCATTGCAATTTCCCAGTGCCAGAGTCAAAGTATATCCGAGCCTCCCCCGTCAAAGAGGTCGAAGGGGAAGAAGATGTTCCTTGGTATACCACAATGTCCACATCATCTTGGCAGAGGCCATCTACAATTGTCTCACAAGAGGCGTAAGCCAGCACAGGCGCGAAAAGACAAATCAGAAGCATGAACAATCTAATCATTGTTTACCAACCCTTCAAGGTTTTTCCGATGAACTATTGCATCTACTTTAGCTTTTTTAGCCTGGACTTCGAGCTCTTCTAGTTCAATCTGTGCCTGACGCCCCTCAAGTTTATTAATTTCATCCGCTAAAAATTCCTCTTTCTCTGCAACCTCTTTTTCTCTATTTAAAAGCGCTGTTTTTTGTTCTTCTAAATTGGTTGCAAGTTGGTCAACTTCAGAAGCCCTAATCCGAAAAACTTCTTGGTTTGTTTTAAGTGTCTCTTCTTTAGCTAAAAGCCCTGCTTGGATAGCAGCTGAAGACTTCTTCTTTTCTACTAGTTCTTTCTCTGCTTGAATTATCTTCTCCTCCCGAGCGGATAGATACTTATTTTGGGAGCTTAAGTCTTCTTTTACCTCTGATAATTCTTCTTGCAAACGTGCCAAATCTTGTTCTTTTGAATTAAGCTCCGCTTGTTTTTTACCCAACACAATCTCACGCTCATCTAAGTCTTTCTGCCGCCTTTCAAGATCCTCTTTCTTTAAGATAAATGCGTTGACCTCGTCCTTCCAGAAATGTCTATCTTTATCCAAAGCCTCTTGGTCTCGCGTAAGTTGCTCTTGTTTCTTTTCTAAAGCTTCATTCTTAGATTGCTCAATTACCTCTTTCTGCTTTTTAAGATCCTCTAACCTATCTTCAGAAAGTTTTATCTCGTCGGTTAGACTCTTTATTTGTGTAACTTGCTTCTTAATATGGTCAGAGTGTTTATTAATAATGTCACTCATCGCAACTGTTTCCGCTTTTAACTTATTGTACTTCTCAAGGATATCTTCGGCCATATTATCTCTCCTGATAAAGAATGTCTGCATACGCGGTAATTGAAGGCGTACCTGAATTAGTTAAAGCTAGTGTTAGCGTCCATCCAACTGGGACGAGAATTGGTTTGCCTGGGTTATACACATAGTCAGTTGCCGAACTTAAGCTACTGGTGTCCAAAAGAAATGTGTAATTTGCCCCTGTTGGAGAGGTAAGTTTAACTGTTGCAGTTTGAGAAACAGCACTCCCCGTGTGAATAGCGGCCATATGAACAACCACATCTCTTTTAGTAGGGGCGAGGGCAAGACTCAACGCTCCCGCAGATAAGTCTTGGCTGTCTTCAGTGTTTTGAAAAACCTTTAATGAGTTCATTGTGCCTCTCCTTTTTATTTATATTTGTAATCTTGGGGGATCACCCCTTTTGATTTAAGATTTGTAACCGCTGTTGTGACATCAGAAGTGTTTCTTATCTTAGCGGCTTCCTTCTCCACAGCAATCTTCGCTTCATGCAACGTTTCTTTTTCTGAGTTGACAACAACTTCCCCGTCGACAACCTCTAAAGAAGAAACATATTTATACTCTAAGTCTGGACATGGAATAACTGTCGCCCCTTGCAATCTTGGGTCAGTCGCCATGACTTTACTTGCCACTCTCTCTGCATACTCCTGATCACTTTCACCATCTATACGTGGAGTAAGAGCTTGAGTGATTGAAATAGTATTGTCTTTTTTAACCAAAGCTATCTTCATTATTGATCTCCTATTGCGATAACACAGTTGCGATTTAAATCAGTTAAGGTTCCGCCACTTCGGGTTCTGACCTGAGTTCCTGTTGTCGCAAACGCCGCTGGGAATCCCATAACACAATTATCATCTGTCGTACCTACAACGGCATAGTTGGCATTAGCAAAATCTGTGTCCCATACAATAGTGAAGTCACCTGCCCCATTATCTGTAATGCTTGCGACATTATAGTGATCTTTTATTGTCGGAGTTCCACTCGATGCGTCAAAAGAAACCCATCCTTTAATAGCCCCCGTTGTGGACACAAGGTCAAGGATACCTTGAACTGTATCTTTTTTAAGAGCGTTGGAGTCGTCCGCATCTGCTAAAATAATTTCATCACTAGCTGTGATAGTGGCAGATGTTTTACCGTTAATATCTAAGTCAGGGACAAGGTCTAAAATACCTTGAACAGTGTCTTTTTTAATTGCATTACCGGCAGATGCGTCTCCAAATAAAATTTCATCTGCTGCCACAATAACTGTATCTGTATAGTCATTTGGAGTTCTAACTTCATAGCCGTTACTGGCTGCGTTAACAGCGACGAGCTTACCTGCGTCAGACCCCCCTAATGTGATATCAATCTCACTTGAAATACTAGTAACTGCCTTATTCTCTAAAGCATCAGCCCCCGCGTTCCAACCGATTAACTTACTGGCACTTGCGTCTGGAAGTTCTACAGAAGAAAGAGATGACGTGTCTGGCAAAGAAACAGCCCGGTCAACTAATTCTTTTAGCTGTTGAATCTGAATGGCTAAACGGTCTAACCCTTTCTCAATAACCGTCTCTGAAAAGCCTCCGCCAATAGGGATATCTGCGGCTTGTTTGTAAGCAGAGTTTCCGATCATCAACACTTTGTAAAGATTTGTAGGCGGCGTGACAAATGAAATTGTTCCCGTCTCCGCTGCGGTATCAAAAGTTACTGTATAATCTGTTGTTATTGTTTGAAGAGTCGCCACACTATCGGTGTCAATCTGATAGACCAATACTTCTGTGTTCTCATAAATTTTAAAATCAAAATCAAAATCTGTCAGAACCCCGTTGCCGGTGAGTTGGACCCTTCTTGGTTTTGTTGCAAGTGTTGTAACTGTCATAATCTATCTCCCTTGAAGACGCTTTAAACGGCTCTTCTTATTATTACCTTTTTTCTTTGAAAACTCAAGAGATTCTACCGATTCTCCCATGATAACTGACATGATTTCCGTAGGAGACATCTCCCCTTGAGACGCCTTAATTGATGCTTGTAAGGTATCATATGCAACTCCGGGGACAGGTAAAGTCACCGCGGAGACTTCTTCTAGCACTTCAATCCACGCAAAAGCTAAATCCGCCGCATCTACTTGTCTGCCCCCGACCTTTTTCTCTATCATTTTTTTAAGCCTTGCCACGGAGTTTTTAATCTTATTTGCGGCGCCTGCTAGAGGTGATCCTGCTGCAAAAGAGTGGACTCCTAGATACATAGATACTCCCATTTCGAGTAAGTCTGTTATAAAAAACCCCGCAGAAAGAGGCCCCATTATCACATCTCTTTTTAACTGGCCTTCATCAAAATCCCCACCACGAATCAATCCTTTTAACAACCAACGCATTGTTGGCATCACAACATGGAATATCAAAAAGATATCGGCAAATTTTTGAAGAGAGATCCTGCCCGCCGCTACGTCAGCGTATGACCTAACATATATCCTAGAATACTGGATAACGGCACTCTGAAATTGAGATACAATCTTTGTCCATTGTCCTACTTGAAAAGGTGCGAGCTGTGTGTTAACCGCTGATTGCTGAGTATTGGTAATGTGCTGGTCAAAACGACGATACGCTTCATTTATATCCCCTGTTTCTTTATAGACTTTCCGCATAACAACATACCCTGAAAGTCCCGCCCCAAAACGGTTCCCTTTACGAACAAAATAAAAAGCTGCGTCCACTGCTTTCTTACGTGTTTCTGTGAAAGCATTTTTCTTCCGCGTTTTGATGGAGTCAATTACGTTTTTCATTTCAATCATTAAATCTTTATATCTAAATTTCATCATTGGTGCTTTATCTAAAATCTCCAAAGCCCCTTTTGGGTCATTGAAAAATTCCCACGCCCCCGCAGCCCAATCCCTCCACGAAATATCTGGTTCAGATAAAGCCATCCACATAGAAGAAGTCTGGAGCACCCCTTTACTAGGTTCCCCTAGGTATGCCACGGAGAGATTTGTACGTAAGGTGTTAAATAGGGATAAGGTCATTTCATTATTAGACCGCCCTTTTGACATAATTAAATCTGCCATCCCTCTTATCATCTTATACGTATCCCCATCTCGGTACTGCCCACGTTGAAGCTCTTTCCCGTCGGTATTCTCATTGATGGCTCGCCGAATATCTTTGTTTCTCAGAAGACTAATGACATCTTTCATAGGGAGAGCATAGGCATTAAAATGTGCCATTTCTTGGATAAAATATTGAAAAACTTCAATATCCCCCGTCTGTTTAAAAGCTGCTTTCGCTCCTGGTGTTCTAAGCTTTGCAGATACCGGTATAGTTTGAATCATCTCCTTAAAATCATCTAAAGCCGAGAAAACTTCAGATTCCCCACCAACATCTCTATGCCAAGGGACATAGTCTTCCACACGAGGTAAATCTGTCCCATTGTACATTCTATAAACAGGGTTAATTATGGAGTAGACAGTGTTGTATAGGACTCGTTGTGATTGAACAAATTCTATGTTCCTAGGGTCCGCCTCAAACTTAGCCATCATCTCATCAAAATATCTTTGTGGGATAGCGTTGCCTTTTATCTTCTTAAGCTCTGCTTGAATTTTCTCCCCTGACCATTGCTCTTCTTGCGCCTGCTCGAAAATACCGTTCCGCCGATTTTCATTAGTAATCACCTCCATAACTTCAGGGAGGATATTACCATCTCTGTCATGCGTAACAAGCCACCAGTACCCCACGTCAGCTTTGGTCAATGAAATGACACCTTCTTCTCCATTATTTAAAGTTACTTCACCTTCACTAAGAAACCCCCCGCCCTCTTTAAAGTGGTCGATTTTCCATTGATGGTGTTCTGCGTCAGTCTTTAGGTCAAAAACTCTCTTAGTTATTTTATCTAACGCGTCCATATATTTGAAATTAAAGGCTGCGTCTCGTCGAGGGGCCCCATCAACAGCAGCAATTTTCTTTCCTAAAACTGAGTTATCAATATCTTTGACTTTACTTAAAGCACGTAACATTGAAGATAAATTATTGACAGAGAACCCGTGGAAATTCTTAACCCATTTAGGGAAAAACTTAGCGGGGTCAAACCCTTTACGAGGTGCCATCTCTTTAATAGCTTGCGCTCGTTCCGCCTCCCTTTTCTCTTGTAGAATTTGATAAGTTACTTTCTGCCCTTCTTTTAGAAGTTTTACCTTCTCTTGAATATATTTTATAGAATCCATTAAAGCGTCTTCACTTTTAGCTTCTAGTCCTGCTACATTCTGAAGAACTTCTAATTCAAAAGCTAATCTATCGACGTCAATCTCTTGCTCGGATCCCCCCTCAGCCTTTACCTCATTAAGATAGTTATCCAGAAGCTCTTGTTTATTTTTGATGAGTTGCTGGGCGGTTTGGCTATCAAGCTTACTGACCCGAATCAATTCGTTTGCTACATCTTGGAGAGCCGCAGATTTAAGAACCCCGACCGATTTCCCGCCTTTAACTTTTGGCGCAACCTTATCTAAGATCGTCTGAGCTTGGTTAACTAACGCAGGTCTAACAATATCTAAACGCGCCTGATCAACCTCTTTCAAAAAGGTCTCCAGTTTCCTCGGCGTAACTTTTGCTATACGTGTTAAAAATTTCTTAGGGACGTCTTGCCCTTTAAAGGCTGCTCGCACATACTCTAACAAAGATTGACGAGCTTCTGTTAAATCTGCCTTCTCTTGCTTAAATTTTTCTGTAAGTTCTTGCCGTGTACGTTTAGCTGCGGCTGCTTCCGCTCGGTTACGAATAGCTTGAAGCTTACTCCCCTTAACTTTAACATCCTTCTTCGTGGCTGCTTGAGCTTCTAAATCTCTCTCTGTCACAGTTTGGCCTTCAGAAGAAGCTACCTCTACCTCTTCTGCGGTAAGAAGACCTGCTCTTTCCTCGTCTAGCGCGTCTTTCTTCTTACTGAGTTTTTCTAACTTATTTTGAACAGCTTTGACAGGTTTCCCCGCTTCTTCTCTTAATTTTAGCTCTTTCTGAAGACCGTCAAGCTCTCGATCAATGTTTGTGACTTCACTGTCCAGTTGATGTACTCGCCCTTTAATTACATCTTCCTTTATGTCTTCCGTAACTCCAAAAGGCTTGCTCTTTTTCCTCTGCTCAACCTGAACCTCTTCTTCTGGGCTCATTGGGGTTTCTCGCGTCTGCGCCTCTTCTAAGGCGTCTGCTTGCTGTTGTTCAGCAATTATAACGTCTGGATCTTCTTCTAAGTAAGTATCAATACCTTTCTCTTTCTGCCTTCTTCTAATTCGACGATGAAGTTCAAGTATAGCTTCTTTGGAATCCGTCTTCCCTTCTGCAATGCTGTTGACAATATCAATATCAGCATTGTCGACGCCCAGCCCCTCCATAAGAACATCCCCAACTATATCTGACCCTTCTGCAACAGCCCTCATAATAATCTTATGTCTCTGCTTTTTAGGGATGTCCAATTTCCGTAAAGAGCTGTCCATCCGACTATATGCTATTTGCACGGTAGTAGCGCCAGCTACTCCTCCTCCAACAAGACCGAGTGCCCCCTCAAAAGCGGCTTGCTTAAGAATACTGCCAAGAGTCCTCTCCTCCGCACCGACAAAAACTTCCGCCCCCGATTCAAAAGTACTCTGCAAAAACTCCTCTATACCATTTACAATCGCCGAATCCCCTGCTAAAGCTAGACGAGAAGAGTATCTTTTAAACAATATGCCTAGTGAAAGATTCTCTAAAGCCCCCACACCTACACCTACTGCGGCACCAAAGCCTGCTGCAGGTTTCCAGTCAACGCCCTTAGCAACTTGCTCTAAATACTGATTAGCCCCCACGTGTCCGCCCATAGCTAACATTGCTAATTTTGGGTTGACTGAACCTAACAATGCTGAAGTAGTGATGCTCCCAAAAGCCCCTCCTACTTGAGATAGAATGGGGTGATCCGCATCTTGAGCTAATCTTTGTTGGAACTCTTTAGTATTTGCGTACCCATAAAAACTTAAAGCTCTTAATCTTTTCCCCCATCTTTCTGCTACATTGGCATTAGCACCTGGCATAAACTCTTTATCAGGATCTACCGCAGTAGGGTCTTTAAAAGCCCCCTTCTTAATTTTTTCTAACTCTCCCCGCGCATACTCGGAAGTCCTAGTTTTTCTCTCTTCCTTTGTGCCTGGCCCAAACATTCGGTCATGTATATTAGCTAAGGAGCCTCCTAACCCAATTGCATCACTGATAATGGGCAACTCTTTTAATTCTTGCGCGAATTTCTCTTTACTGGAGAAAGCCTCTACAAAATTCCCCATAAAACTGGTAGCCCCTAGAACCACTTTATTTGTTAGATCAGGTATAAAATTTAACGCTTGTGCGGTTGGTTCCCCTACTGTATCCAGAAAAGCATTTTCAGAAATTGTCATCCCTTCAATAACTTTTTCATACCAATGATCGTAAGATGCTCTGTCGATCTCTGGCTCCTCATTATAGATATCTAACTTCTCCATACTCATTTGATCTAGAGACACAGGTTTAATGGGGGACTGGCCTCCTTGCCCCATTTTATCTAAAGCTTTCTGCACCTCGTCTAGTCGTAGTTCTGCCATATTAGTTCTCAAATCTCGATGAATCAACGTTAACAATAGGCATACCATCTTGGTCCTGCCCTATGATATTAAAAGACCCTGCCGGTGTTGTGACCACTTTTGTATCCATAATCTCAACTGGGTATCCTCTATCTTTTAAGGTGGCAAACAGCTTCCCTTTTTGAAACAGCGCCCCCAGAACGTCAGCATTAATTTGATCAGGCTCTTTTGAAGGGATGTTATCATAGACATATTCAAGCACAGAAGTCTTCCAAGAAGACCCTAAAGCTCGTGATTCTCTTAAGAAATCTTTAACCCTGCCTCGTATTTTTGGGTCAGACTCAAGACGTTGCCCTTTTGAAAACCAACCCCCTTCTTCCTCGAGGTTCTCCACTTGCCCTGTTAAAGCAACTTTTGACCAGAACATCCATTTATTAAAATTCTTCGCTGACACTTTGCCCGCCTGGGCTTGCTCCACAAGCTGTCGCTGAAACCCTAAGAAGTCATTCAAAGAAAATTCTGAGCTAAGGTCCACACCGCCGCCCTCACTTTTAATGAAAAGTTCTTGGTACTGTGCCTGTAGGTTAGTCTCTGCGTCTAAATCACCTTTTGCGGACAACAAGGTTTGCTCAAGTTTAAGGTCTCTTAACCCTGCTAAGATGCCTACATACTTCTGATACACTTCCTTCTCTTCAGGCGTCTCTGCTAATTCAGCTTTCATTGAAATTTCCAGCACACGGTCGTCAATAGCTCCAATAGTCATGTCATCCGCCGCAATCTGTTCCCCTACTTCAACTGCGTCTATACTAGCTGCACTAACCGTTTGGAAAAATTGTTTCGCCTTGTAACCTTTTTGAGCTTTTACAAAATTTTCTTTTACCTCTGCCCGGATCTTGCCGTCAGGCTCTTGCGACTTTTCAATGAAATCTTGTGCTTCAAAAATACGCCCTTGATCTAATAAGGAATCTGCTCTCGCACGAAACAAAGCATTTTTAGCCCCTTGAAATGCCTTAGCCCCTTCTTCAGGCCCAAAACTTTCAATATAACTTTGCTCTGTAAAAGAGGGGTCCCCGACTATGTCATTATATTCTTGGGCAGTAGCACCTTTAGTGATGGCACTAATATTATCTGATAAGGTGTCTACCTTTAATTGTTTTGCAGCTAAATCCATTTGATTTAATTGCCACATTTTATTGCGCACAGAGTGCTCCGCCGCATACCCCTCCAACACAGGGGCTAGGTCCGCTTGAAACCTGGAATTCTCCACCCCGGATAAAATATTATCTTTGATCTCCTGTGTCTTCTGCTCTAAAACTTTAAACCCTTCTTCTGGATTTCCGGCATACTGAGACTTTATTTCTTTTGAGACTTCTGCATACTGGTTCAGAAACTCTGCTTTCTTCTTCGCCCCTTGTGACTTCATAAGCTCTTGGCGTTTCGCTACCTCAAACTCAACTACCCCTTTCTGAAAGGTACTTGCCATTTGACCAATAGCACGAGCAGAATCCGCCGCTGACGTATCTAAAGTATTCACCCCAGTTCGGGAAGAAATTAATTTATCTCTAAAATGTTGAGGTACCCTAGCCATTAAAATATCCCCTCTTTTTTACCTGTCACAAATGTGGAAGACGCCGTCCCTGCCGCTTGTGAGAATCCTTGTAGCAACGCTGCGCGTCCTTTATTCTCACTGATCTGTGCTTCTCTAAAGCCAAATTTAGTTTCAGCTGCCCCTCGACGCCTAACGGCTTGAATCTCTAAATTGAACTGCCGTGCCGTCTCATCCATCAAAGCTATGCTGGAGCCTGCTGCTGGGGTTAACTTAACCCCGTTTGCCGTAAATGCCATGCGTTGGGTGGCCAGCGTGCGATCCCTCTCTTCTTCGCGCCGTGTCGCCTCTTCTTCTGCTTCTACCGCTGCCAGCCGGGCTTGCTCTCTTTGCTGGTCTGCTTGCATATTAAGAGCTTTTTTCTGCTCCTTGCCCTCCTGAATACTGCTAAAAGCAGACACCGCCCCTAACGTCAAAAATAAAGCAGTCGCTGGGTCTCGGCATATCCGCTGTTGTGGATCAAATTTTATCATATCAACCCTCTGAAATTATTGCGTACATGTGGTAGTCATCTCCGGCCGCATTATAACGTCGAAGCGTCCCCTCTAATTCAAAACCAAACATCTCTAAAAACTTTGCATACTTTTCATCATCTCCTCGACAAAGCGCTTGGATACGATGGTTAAATATGGTTAGGTTCTTTAAATGCCCTTTAAGTATCCGGCAAACTTCAATTGTATAATGTGTCCAGCCTTTGCCAGGCAAGATAAAAACCTCGCTTACGTTTATGCTCAAAGGGACAGCTCCTATAACCATAATTGGGGCCCCTTCAGTTGTTTCTAACGTTAAGAAATAATCCTGTTCCGCAACCTGATACAGCTGCTCTTCCGTCAGACTGCTGGCCCAGTTCTTAAAAGGGAACTCCCCAAAATCCATGTTTAAATAATGTTTCACGTGAAACGCTCGGGTACGTATCATTCAACCCCCACGTCGATATCCAAAACCACAGCGTTGACTTTAGCTGGCATTGGTGTGTCTTGCACAATGACAAATTGTTTAAAAATATCCCACTTATCTTCAAGAGTTAATTCTTGGTACCCTGTTAAAGGTAAAGAAGGCCTGTCAGTCAACTGCCCCATTTGAGCTGTAGGTATCTGCTCTAATGTATATAGTGAAGTTCCATACTTAGTATAAAACGACTTATAAAATAGGATATTAGCTTTTGTTACATTCTGCTTTCTTCCGGCCGTTGTCTCCCCGCCCCCTGATAACACCAAAGGGAGAGAGATATGAATGCCTCTATATTTGTACCCAAAAACAGCGACGGCTACTTGCCTGTTTAATGTCACTGCCCCGTTAGCTACTGTGACGTCTGGGTGTGACCTCCCGTCAGCTAAAACTTGAATTGTCTCACCTTCTAAATGATGAAGCCCTTCAAAAGTTGTTGTTGTTAAAAACCAACTATTGGCAGGGATTGCGTCTGTATCGTCAAAATCTTCAATTATATCACATACCGCAACAGTCGTAGAGGTTACACTCACAATGACCGCTCGTCCTCCCCCTTCTCGATTCTCGTACTTCTTCCAGATCTCTTTACCTGCATCCGTAGCTGTGTCAGTAAAGACCGCCGAGGATGCTGTGAAGTTAACACTTTCTCCTGTAGTCGCCCCCGGTGTCATAGTAATTGTGCCGCCCGCTACATCTTTCCCGTTACTACTTAAATGGCTATCTAAATATGTGAACACCCTTTGTTGTTCAAAAAGTTCATTTTTAAAATCTGTTATGTCAGTTGTTTCGTTATCTTCCCCTGTAAAATAATCTTCCTCAATCAGACCCTCCCAAGGATCGGTCAAATATTCAAGGTACCGAACAGTGGTGCTGTTTATGGTTCTCTCAACCGCCACACAGATTTCATCATATCCTGAAACCTTAGTCTGAACAGCCACACTTACAACTTTCACCCCCGTTGTTCCTCCAGGCAATATGCGAAACCACCCAGAAGGGTCTTCCTTTGCCTTAACAACCGCTCCAATTAAACCCCCATCTACTGTAACTGCCAATGCGGTGTCATCCCGCCCTCGCTGAAAAGCTAATTGCTTAATCCCCCCTTCTGTCAAATGGTTGGATAAAAACTGTCGGTCATTAGACTTATAAGAATCCGCCAAGAGCTCATACTCAAAACTACGTAATTTACGTGACCCTTTTTGCATATAGAATAGCGTGGACCCGTTTGCCACAGGAGAAAGTTGCTGCGCTCCATATGGATCAATAGGGCGCGCTCTAAAAGTAGCGGGCGTGATAGCTTCGTTAGGGCCCCCTCCATCAATAGCGCTAATCCCGCCTGTAGTGCCCACTGCGATAAAAGGCTCTGTCCCTGCAATCCAATTGATGTAAGCAATATCGCCTTGGGAAGAAGAGATAGGGTTAATGATGGCATCGTCCGCAGCCGCCGATCCTAAAGTATAATCATCATACTGAGCCACCCCAGATGCGTTTGGCCCTTTTGAGGCATACACATTATCAGGGTTATTATTTGTACTGGCCCACCAAAGACGTCCTTCATAAAAAGCCACACAACCTGGATAAACGTTTGAGCCTGTAAAAGGGTCATTCGTTCGTGTATACGTGGCAAAAGTCCAGCTCGTAGCGCTTACCCTTGTCAATTTATAAGGAGCCACCGACCGATGCGCGAAGTACCCCACATTTCCTTCACCCGCCCATTGAAACTCGAAAAGTTGGGCTGTTGTGTATGGTGAGGTTAATTCGTAAACTATGGTACAAGTGCCCCCAGACGTATAAGCTGTAAAATTTGAGCCGTCTACATCGTTGCCAAACAAATCTTGTAATTCAAAAGTATGAGTGGTCTTATTAGCCACCCGGAAATACCGCCCATTAAGCTCCGTCATTCCCGCCACACTAGCAATATAAACTTCGTCCCCGTCAGAATATCCATGAGAAGTGGCTGTGATAACAACTGGATCCGCCGCAGTTGCCCCGGAAATATTCTTGGATGTTGTGCTTAAAGTAACAGAGGCGCTTTCATGGATGCGGAGTTTCCCATTTGTAAATTCGAGAATATATGTTTCACTATCGGAGTATTTAAACGTCTCGAGCCGACAAGTATTATTTTGACGCGTAGGATGGGAGTACGTCAAACCCCCTCTGTATTCAAGGGGCCCTTGCGCTCGCGGGAACCAGTTAAGACAGCGTCTTGCACTGGCAGTATAAAGTTCAGATTCACTACGGCCGTATAGGTCAGAGGATACTTCAGCACCCGCAAAGTTAGAAAGGATCTGCTCTGGCATGATTAATTTGCCTCAAATAAGAAATTATACGGTCCTGCTACCTCATTATTCATTGAAGGGTGGCGTCCCGCATTAACAATTTTACTGCGCTGATATCTTCGTGGAGGTTGGATCTGCCCGTTTGCACCGCTTGCTTTTCGTCGCGCTTCTGCCACATACTCACTAGCGAATTTTAAAGCAGAAGGTTTTGCTGTTATCTTAGGACCAATGCTCACCGCTAATGTGCCCGCCAATAGTTCAGTAAAATACCCGGGGAACAGTGTCACATCTTCAATATCTTGAATAAACCACGTATCAATAGAAGCGGCACCTCCCCTATTAATAAGTAGTCTTTTACCTTCAATTCGGTAATCAAATCTTTGTAAAGGGTAATCCCAATCAACAAGGGCCGTCAATTTAAGGTAGTTATTAGGGAAAACATAATAGTCTGCATACCGATTGATTGTTGGTGTCCCCCCGCGTGGGATAGCCTCACTTGTCTGTGAGAAAGCAAAATTAGACGTCTCCAAGAGTTCTCTTCTTGTCATGTCGTACCACCTCGCACAAAGTTGCTCAATAGGGGAAGAAGGAGAGTCGATATCTGAAATGGTTTTCTCATTTAATAAGTCTAATGCGAGGTTGCAAACAGCAACATTACTGGTAGGCTTTGACATACAATCACTCCCTAAAAGAAAAGGCACACGCAAGCGATAACTAGCGTGCGCCTTTAGATTTCTTCAGCTTTATTAGGATTATCGACCGAGAGTTGTTAACTGTACGGTGATAGTTCCAGCTGCTGAAACTTCAGAATTTAATGTGATACATACCCAATATGAATCGTTAGGTAAACTGCCCACAACGTCCCCTGTTGCTACGTCGTTTGCAATATCATAAAAAGGTTTAACACCTCGTTCTTCCACACCTAAAGCTGAAAGAATATCCAACCGAGACGCATATGCAATTCCTGCATTCGGGTCAAGCCCGTCTGCTAAAGCGTCAGCATCTACAACTACTTCACTATCACGATAAAGACCTACGTCTAAATCAGAAGCGCCAGCAATTGCGTCAGAAATCAACCAACCTTCAACTGGAATTTCGTGAGCACCGACTCTAAAAAGAGCTTTGATGTCACCTGCTGCATCAGCCGCTTCAGTTTCAAAAGTGATCGTCCGAACAATCGGTTTAACCCCACTTGACTTATGAGCGTCTGTCGCCAAACCAGCTGCTACATTAGAATCTACAATATCAAAAGACATATTCTCATCTCCTCTTATTAGTCAGTAGTCTGAACTTTTTGTACAAGAACACCTTCAGTACGAACTGCCCCTAGTGTCCAGTTTACCTGAACCTGGTTAGTCTGTACAAGATCAGAACGCTCTTGGACTTTAATTTCAAATTGTTTTGGCATTGCATAGCAAAGTGCTCGAGAGCTCATTGCAACACAATCACGAGTCCCGCCAGTTACACTTAAAACGGGATTAGTCGCCCCAGCTGCGAACTTAATCAGACGCATACCAACAGCTTCTTGGATAGATCCTTTCTCTACGTTGAAACTACGAGTGTAGTCTCCAGAGATAAGTTCTGTCTCTTTTAACAATGCTTCATGTTCATCCCCTGAAATACAGAAAATGATATCTTCAACCATGTCGTTTCCAACATCGTTGTCAATAAAAGTTCGACCCATTTCAAGTAACTTCTCATAAGTCAAACCACTTGTTGCATCGATTGTAGATCCACCATCATTAGTGAATGTAACAGTTGTGTCAAAATCTTCACCTGTTACAACAGACGCCAATGAAGCTTCAATACCAATGCGGTCATGTACACGGGACATAGCCATCGCACATGCTTTTTGATATTCTTGTTCTGGGTTTAATAATACTTTGGAGATATCATCTTCGTCGATAGGTAGGGTCAAAGAAAAACGTCTACGACCAATTTTACGACGAGTGATTTGTAAGTCAGAAAAGTTAACTGTGTTAAAGCGACCATTTAATTCTTGTGCTTCTACAGAACCTACGCCATCATATGCGTACGACTTACCTTTTAACTGCTTGACTTGAAAGATCCCGCTAAGACGAGCTTTCGTCTGTTGTGCTTTTTGGTGCACACCGTCAGAAAACTGGATCACTTGACCTTCTGTGATTTGAGCTGGCATTATCAGCCTCCCTAAAATAAAAGTTGAACACTAGAAGTTTGCTACGCTCCCCGAAAGCATTCGGACGTGTTGCCTTTTAGGGCCGGCTCCAGCCCGCGGACGTGTTTTCAAGACGCTCCCCGCTATACCAAAAATAGCATTCTTGTGTAACACTTGTCAAGAACTATTTCATTTTTCCAAGTTGATCATACATTTCTGCTACTTTCTTAACTGTGCTGTCATGCTGTGGATGACGAAAATCTTTGTAGGCTTCAGAAGCCATAAGTTGTCTAGCTTCCTCTTGAAGACCCACCCGGTCCATCCCTGTACTTGGGTCTTTTAAATTGACCTCATCTTCAGACATGAATTTTTTATAGACATTGTTCAGAACACCTGCCAAGACTAAACGCTCATTGTCCCCCAGATTTTTGATTTGCTCATCGAATTCTGGTGGGGAAAATTTCTCGATCAAAACATTGGCATTCTTAACAGCTTGTTCCTGGCCCTCTTTAAATACTTTTTTAGCAATCTCTTGGGTTTGAACAGTTGTCTGCTCTTTACTCTCTGCTTGCTGTTTGGCAGTTTCCAATAATTCTGAATCATACCCTTCAATCAAGATCTTTGCTTGCACAGGGGTCAACCCCGCTTTGTGAAATAGTCCTTGCATCTTCCCGGTAAATTCTTCGTTTCTCCCAAACTTCGTTGCATATTCCGTTTCAGGGAACTCGTAAGCATCTGCCTTTTCTGGACGGATCTTTTCAAAATAACTCGTCCACTCCTCTTCTGATGCGTCAGCTTTAGGAATGTCCGTCTGTCTTTGTCCAATCAAAGATTGGGCATTGTCGAAAGTTTTAAACAGATCGTCAACTGTTTTGATCTGCTCCATGTAGGGCTTGCCCTTATAGTCTTCGGGGATGATGGTTGATAAATCAACCTCTGATTTTGGCTCTGGTGGTTCCTGCCCTGTTTGATGGTCTACCTTAACGGTTGCCCCGGATGCAGGTGGATCTTGTGGATCTTGTGGATCTTGTGGATCTTGCATAGTTATCTCCTTATGTGTTTTCGATTTTTCTTCTTATCGCTTTTGGTATAGCTCGGCGGATATCTAAATACACTCTTCGACGAGATTCATTGAAGATTGTCCCTAGTGTATTTACTTCATGTCTTTGAGGGTCTGCCACGATTGTTGAGTTATGGAAATAACAGGTCTTCATTAACCAGTTAAAGAAAACTGCCCCTTCTTCTGTTTCGGCTAATTTCCTAATTGCGTCCTGGACACGAAGATCTTCCTCTTTTTTATTATCCTTTGGGTCTGCCATTGATTGCTCCCATCATCATTGACTGGCCTTGCGCTTGCTTCATTCCCACGTCCGCTGCCACTTGAGCTTGCTGGAGTTGGGCATTTTGTTGTTGAGCTTGTGCACGGCCTTCTCTGATTTTTTGTTTAACTTCTTCTGCGTTTAATTTATCTTCACCTATGTTTGTTAGGTCGGCAATTTCTTGGATTATAGTGTCAATGTCCACATTGTCTGGGGCCTCAGGGAACATCTGAGCCGCGCCCCCTGTTAGATCCAAAAAGGTTGTTAGGCCTTGTAATTGTTCTGTTTTCATAACCCGTGCTGCTGGGGAAATATACTCTAACTCATAAACAGGAAGATTTTTCTCAAGCGCCATTTGTACAGCTTCCGGCATAATGATTGGTTCCATCCCTCTGTCTATGACTTCTTGTTCTTCTGCTGATCCTTGAATAACCCCCATATGCCCCATCTCTAATAGGTCATTGAAAGCCCCCTCTAACAACGGGGTAAATAATTCACTCATTTGGCGTTTATACACGGCGGTGTTAGAGTCTCCTCGTATTCGGTCCCGAATCTGCGCTTCCCCTAAAGTCATGCGTGTTTCGTTATTCAAATCAAGTAGCCTGTCAATCATAAAAGCTTGAGTGATCTCTTCTTTTAATTTATCTGCTAACTCCATCAAAGGTCGCAAATCCCCTACATCAGAAATAACACCAATAGGAGACTTCTCCCCCAATCCTGATGTTTGAAATACGTTAAGGGCGTCCGCTGATGTGTCTACAATAGTTGGTCCCAGTGCACCGTTGTCCAGTAAGTAAAGTGGTGGTGACCCTGTCTTCTCTGACGCCACTTGTAAAATGTTCATAATAACATTCAAACGCAAAATAGCCGGCATAGCGAACATAGCTGGGGAGCGCCCATAAACTTCATTAATTGCTTTAGCAAAGCGGGCTATGATAATCGGCATTTGAAGAAAGCCAGATTCTTTCAACTGCTTAGAGGTGTCCCACTCAAAATACAAAGATGCGATAGGAAAGCTCTTATTCCCAAAACCAAAAGCATTGTCCATACGAGGTTCAATAACTTGAATCACCCGAATCTTCTCATTGAAATTCCCGGCATTATATTTATCTCGTACACTCTTAGAGACGTTCTCCTCTCCAAAAGAATCAACCATTTGTCGGACCGTGTATTTATCGTCAATATAAATTGTGACAACATTACCGTCTTTATCTTCCTCTACCACAAAATTTTTAATAGTCACCGAGGAGAATTTTAAAGGCTGTGTAAAATCCCCCGTCTTCCGACGTTTAATCCCAGCGATCCCAAAAGCCCCTTGGTCTAAAAGATACTCCGCAATAGAAGGGATCAGGTTTGCTTTAGGTTGGTCCAGAAAGCCTGTGAAGACTTCTGTAATTTTTCGGTAATATGTCTTAACTTCTTGGGTGTTCTTGATGTGCTTAGGGCGAGCTAATCGAACGGACCTTGCGCCATTGGGCCAGAGTTGTCCCAGAAGAGCTGACGCCATGATATTGTTAGCTTGAGGTGCCACCGACGAGAAAAGTGTTTCAGTTAAAAATTCCCCCGGGATGCCTGTTGATTGAAAATGCTGTTTCCGGGTATGCACGAACTCCCCACAAAACTCCCAGATGTTGTGCCAATGTTGTTTAATATTTGCATTTTCTTTGTAGCGCTGCTTTAAGACTTCTACTCGTGAAGGTTGTCGTGCCATAAGTTTATAACCTCAATAGGAAAGATCTTGATAAATTTTCAGTGTTTTGGCCAAAGCCCTTGGAAGGTGTAGACATAGAAGCCGCCTGTTTTGCCGTTTGATTATTTTTAGTCTCCTCGGCAGCTAGTTTTGCTTTAGCTTTAGCATCAGCCGTGGCATTGCCTGCCCCTGCTTCGTTTGCATTTCGCTGTTTATTAGCAGCGTCTTCTTTTTTCTCTAACATTGATCCAACAAGAGATGTGTTTCTAAATAACTTTCCCACAAATGTTTTCTCAGACATAGCTGTTGCCTTAGTTAATGGTTTACTCGTATGGTTTGTGAAGAGCCTGTTTTCTCTCCTCTCACTCGCTGGACTGTTATATATGGGCTTCGTGTTTGCTTTCTTTTTATTTGAGACTGGGCAGTCCTCTTTTGCATTATATCATTACGTACATGAAAAGCAAATGTTAAAACAGTTGCGTCAATAATGTCAGGGGACATTCCTAACTTTTCTTTAATCTCAGCTTTGGGGACCAGGAACTTTTTCTTCGTGGGCGTTTCTTTGTACATCGGGATAATAGCGGCCTCAGTGAAAAAATCATCCTCGTCGGGAATGGATACATTTCCTTCGTGGATCCAGTCACGAAAATTCAAATACATTTCCGCTCTTTTGTTCAAGTAGAGTTCAGGTTCTGATGGTTTCAGGTTAAAGTACACTCCCTGGACAATGCCTTGATATCCCCAGGAATGAAGGACGTCGATGGTTCCATACCCTTGGGCGTAATCTAAAAAACATTTTTGAGCGTCCAATCTGCGAATATGTTTTTCCAATTCCGTCGCCAGTTCAATAGACTTTTGACCAGTGTCCCCCGGAGTGTTTTCTAAAACCTTGTGGTAGAGGATCTCTCTTCCCCGCCTTGCTACAATGACAGTACGGTCGTTAGAGCGGGCACAGTCCACCCCTAGAACAACAGGAGCATTTTGATCTTTGATGTTACACTTACGTGCTTCTAAAAGTTTTTGTTTATCAATTAAAGATTCTCCAGAGACTACAAAAGCTTCTGCTGGGGTGAAAGGATACTCTTGGAGCGCTTTCCATTCATCCCCTAAAGTGATCTTCTTATTTCGCCACCAGAGAAGCTGATCGTCATCTAAATTGTAGAGGTGGGCTAGCTGCTCTTCCTCAGAGGTTCTTTCAAAATTTGGGGGTGCTGGGGTTCGGTATTCCAACTGCCAGTACCAAGGAATAAAGATAAGTTGAAAGTCCCCCCGTTTAGAAAGAGCGTCCATAGATTTCCGGTAAAACATATTCCCAATACCATTAGCTGTGGATTCTAAAATAATCTCTGTGCCCGGCATATCAGCAATGGCTTGAAATAACCCTGTTTCTAGTTCATCTGTTTTTTCATAGAAAGCGGCTTCAGAACAATGTAAATGCTTGATGGTGAACCCACGACCAATATCTTCATTCCCCGCTGTCCCTACTGTGTATTCAGAAATCAGTTTCTTGTCATCATTGCTCGGATTTGGGAAAGCAAATTTAAGCTGGTTCTTATTAGCCGTATCAGTATCCGGAGACAGACCAGTTGGCATGTGCTCGTGATATCTTTTGACCATATCAAATAAAGGGCCAGTAGTTTTTGCTTGATGCGAAAGGATAAAAGTTGTCGACTCAGGGTGGAATATAGTTTGGTGATAAAATCGCGCAGCCACATATGTGCTCATCCCCTGTTGGCGTCCTTTTAAAATAATTGCTCTTACTTTACCTGTTTTTCTTTTTTGTTCTTCTAATTTTTGATGTACATATAATTGCGCACGATTTAACACAAATGGATCCAAAGACCCTTGCTTTGTACGAATCTTAAGCGCTGTCTTAGCAAAGAAAGGGAGATTGTCTCTTAAGAGTTTGAGCTTCTGTTTACGCCGGTCTTGTATTTTCTGGGGGTCAGTGCTCATTCAGATGTTGTTTCCTGTTGGGTTTTTAGGGGGCGATTTGGACGATCGGGGTAAGAGTCGAGTATCTTTACGTTTTTTAGAGAACGTGTCTTAAAAGCCCATTTCTGGCGTTTTTTAGGTTTCGTTTTCATAAGTCAATCACATCCGCTTCAGAGGTGTCCAGGTCATCCAAGAAATCCCCAAGTGAGCCACGTAGTGATACTGACTTGATATTTTGCTGTGGCTTGCCCATAACTCTATCCAGAAGTTCTTTCCTTGCATCTGCGTTACCAGAAGCGGCAGAGTCAACCAGTTGAGCTATGATGGCCTCCCCCTTTGACATTCCTGCGTATTTAGTGTCAGGGCCGTCATAAGGAAAATTTAGGCACTCTTTGCTAATCTCAGACAAGAGGTTAGCGGCGTTGGATTTAGTGAATACTGCTCTTTCACTGACAGCTTTAGGGACGCCATCAACCCAAACAATCTCTTGTTTAGAGGTCGGAGAGGTCACTTGCTGCGTCTTCTTGGGTGTCGAGGTCTGCGAGTTCGCCATCTCTTTTCATCTCCGCTTCAAGTCCGCTCATACGGTCTTCTGTATTTTTTGCACGAGCTTTCTCATCTGAAATTGCTTTTGGTTTAGCTGGGGCAGTGTCAACTCCCACAGATCCTGAAGCAATCGGTGCGTCAACTTCAGATTCTTCATTTTGAATCTCAGGGTTTAGTGCAGCTACTTGTACGTCCAATTCTAAATCTTCACGATGTTTAGCCAAGAAAGCTTCGTATCCGTCTCTGTCTTCTAAAGCGTGTTTAACAGCTTCACGCAACTTAAACAGGTTAGGATAGAGATTAGCTGGCACAGGGAGACCTTTGCCTTTGATAAGATCTAACAAAGTGTCGCGGTCCATGTATCTGATATCAGAACTGTCCATAGCAACTTTCTCTGCTTTTCCCAAAGGTTCGATCTTTAAAATATGATATGTACGAAAAGCTACATAGTCAGGATAATTTTTTTTCAATAGTGGACCAAGAAGCTTGTTCTTGATCGTTGATAGAGCTTTGTTCATTTGAGGGATGACACACTTGATCCTATACTCTTTGTTAATTCTTTCTCGATCCATTACGCCAGAACGGGCAATGTATTCTCCTGCCACTGTCACTTCATAACCTTTTGCCATTTTATTTTCTCCGTTTAAGTTTTTATTGATGCACGATACTAACGATAATAAGATACACTATGGGTGGGGGTAAGTCAAGAGAAATTTTCAACATATGGTGCCGAGGTAATAGTTAATCGCAGAGCTGAACAAAAGAAACAAAAAATATATTTTATATATACCAAGGTAGTGGTGGACCAGATGCCATAGGGGTGAAACAGAAAGGGGGGTGGGGGTCGTTTTTTAGATTGCATCAATGCTAGCGATACGATGATAGAGTTTACTAATGATACAGTTTACAAGTGATACAAGTATACAGTTTACAAGTGATACTTGTTTACAGTTGAGTCAAAAAGAGGCAAGGTATATCATAAGTAAGATTTTGTAATTATCTTACTTTCGTACTATTCATTCAAAAAAAAAAGAAAACTTTTATTTTATTATATTCCCTATAGTCTACCTATATACTAGACATTCAACTTTCAACTTTTACATTATTATTTAATAATATCCTAGTATCCGCATATCCTTTAACAGTGTACTTACAACAACTTAACAACGCTTTTTATACATTTTTCCTTTTCTTACGACAACTTTAAACTAATTCAACACTTTTAAACAAACCCATTTTTGCCCCACATCTTACTTTCATTACGTTTTCTTAATGTTGTCGTGAGAAAAAACCTTTTGTCTAACGTCGACAACTTTAAACATACTTTATTTACAACTGATACACATTAAAAATTTGACAACTGATACACATTGAGCACTTGACAAATGATACATAAATGTTATAATTAATTATATCAAAGGTAAACAGAAAACGCTTGACAAATGGCACAGTTAGTTTATAATTAAATATATCAACAAGAAACAAAAAAGGGAGAAAAACACATGGCACGAAATAAAGAATACACACTGATTGATCAGATTGGAACGTTATTAGTTAAGGCTTCAGCTGTTGTTTTATTGGTGTTGTTGTTCAACACGATGAGTTTTAATATCACCGTGAGCAAGAAGCCTAATAACTTTATAGCCACTGCTGGCGAGGCTGTTGACTCAGGGTACAATATTTATAAAACAGTAAAAAATTTCGTTAAATAACTAACTGAAAGGAAGGTATAAAATGGACATAACAGAAAAAACAGTTATTGAGATTGATAGAACTTTTCCAGAGTTTACTTGTAAGGATTATGTAATATGGGAAGGCGCAAGTAAAGAGTTATTATTACAGTGTAAAGAAGGAGCAGAGCGTTACGGACACGTTTACAAAATAGACTTAAAGCGCAAGAAATGGACTTTACACAACTAAACAAGGAAGGTGAGAAAATGGAATATGTAAAAGAATTTGAAAGAAAGGATATAGAAGCGAGAATTCAAGAATTCGAATATTTAGTTGAGACACTAGAGGAAAAACTAGCAAAGGCTAAAGAAATACTAAATAAACACAAAAATGATTTGAATGAAAGGAAGGTGTGAAAATGGAATATTTAGAAGAGTTAAGAGATGAATTAAGGACGGTATTACAAGAACAAGCGCAATATGTAGCTGATTCTGGATATGTGCACAGTGCAGATCGTTATCGTTATGTACGACTCGCGGAAGATGCTAGGATGTTACGAGAAAGAATCAATGCGCTTGAGTATGCGCAAAGTTTAAAACCATTAAACAAAAGGACGGCATAAAGCCGTTGACATTCAATCCTATTTAATTATAATAAAAGGACGGTTAACACTTAAAAAATTAAATAGGAGATGTTATGGAAAAACAAAGTTCGGAATACAGAAATTTACACCATTGGATTGTATGTAAAAAAGGTAAAGCGAATATGTGTGAAAATAACCCTGATCATAAATCAACAAGATTCCACTGGGCTAATATAAGCGGGTTATATAAGAAAGATGTTAATGATTTTAAAATGCTTTGCCCATCTTGCCACAAAAAGTTTGACATGAGGATAAGACTACGTCAAGACGGTGAAATTATTAATGTTTGCAAAAGAGGACACCATTTATCTGTTGATAATACCTTTATAGATAAAAAGAGGGGTTATTTAGAGTGCAGAATATGCAGACGTGATAGAAAAAATAGATGGATAAAAAACAACCCAGAGTATTACAAGAACTATATTAAAAACAAAAAACAAAAAGGGGTATAAGATGAAAACACTTCAAAAACTAGCACAAGATGTGCTCAATAACATGGAAACAGTAACAAAAAACGGCAAAGATATCATTGCTTTAAAGTCTCACGATATCCAGTGGCATGTTGATTTATGCCGTGAAGCGCACGGTGATTTAATGCCTAATGACCTTGTCTATGATGCTATTTATAACGTACTTGAGGCAATAGTTAACATTGATAAAGACACCCAAGAAGACTCTTTACTAGAAGAGCTTGAAGATTATGGAGCTTTTGAAGCTGATTGCTATAACCATGATCTGCTTAATTGGGTTAGTGATAACAACATTTTTCATAGTTATTGCGACGAGGCTATGCAAGAATTAGGTGTTGACAAGGATTTCATCTCAATTATTGCTTGTGGGCAATATTTCTGGAAAAGGGAAGTCGGGCAAAGTGTTATAAACTCACTAAACAATCAAGAGTAGTCACATGAAGCACACTGAAGAAACTAAAGAACTCTTACGCTATAAAGCCAAGCTCCAATACATGGCGCAAGGAACCAAGGACGGATTCAAGAAAGGCCATATCCCATGGAATAAGGGTATAAAAAAAGTGACTAGCCCAAAGAGTAAAAAGACACAATTTACATCTGATAATTCGGGCGAAAAGCATGTGTCTTGGCTTGGTGGTATCCAAGTTATGAATAACGATTGTGTTTATCTTTGGGATGGTGCGAACAAGCGCAAGCGCCGGCCTCGGAAGGTGTGGGAAGATGTTCACGGTAAAATACCTAAAGGTATGTGCATATGGCATATTGACGGCAATAAGTGGAATGATAATATAAACAATCTGGAGCTTGTAACAAGGGCGGAGATAATGCGCCGCAATGCTCCAAACCACACAGGGAAGGATAAAACATCATGAAACTAAATAAAGACTACAGGCGCATGATGCGCGCCTCAAAGAATTGGGGCATGCTTAGGTCTATGAAGGAAGAGGAAAAAATAATCTTGGAAAAATTGGGGATATTTTATTTCCTGTTGGTGTTGGTGTTTTTCCTTGTTCTACTTTCTGGAAACGTAGACGCTAAAGAATGGCAAGCTGGAGCCTCAACAATTAGCTCTAGTATGCCTTTAAGTACCACTCAGCGGGATGAGATGTTCGTCATGGCTATCATTGGCGAGGCTTCCAATCAACCATTTGAAGGGCAGGTCGCAATCGGTTGTGCTATAATTAACAGATTCAAGATACAGGGTAATTTTGACGGTATTTACGGGCTTAATTCAAGCCACATAGCCAAGGAGCCACCTTCAACGTGGGAAACTGCTAGAGAAGCCTACAGGAGCGCAAAAAGCCTAGATGCAACAGGTGATTGCTTCTGGTTTGGCGATTCGTGGGAAAATGTGAAAGAGTTTGGAAACCCAAACTGGGACCATCCTGTTTTTTATATGCAAACTGTATTTGACCATCGCTTTTATTGGCGACTAAAAGAGGGGGATTAATGCCAAAAATAGTTTTAATTTGTCAATTTTGTAGCCAGAAGTTTGAACACTACACTACAAAACAGATTCAAAACAACAAAAAGAAATGCGACGAGTGCGCCCGCGAGGACACGAGACGCCGGACGAGGGAAAAGTACAGACAAAACAAGAAAGGGGTTAAAAATGACTAAGAAAGAAGTGTATATCAGGGCAATTAAGGCTTTACCTAAGTATTTTGTGGACGAGGCGACGGAATTTGCGACTGTTGACGAAAATAATATGATCGCAGCAAATCCGCAGTTTGCCCCTATCTGGTACCAAGAGGACGATAAAATCCGTAAACCTAAGTGGAAAGTGGTCACAGATCCTAGTTGCCCTTTTGAGTTTAAAAACGGAGAGTTTTTTAAAAAACTGGGGGAAGATAATGACTAAACACAAACACTGGAGGGAATGATGGAATATGATATATACGAGTTAATAGGAATAATGTCAGGAATCAAAGAAGAAGAGATGGATGGTTTTGTTGAAGACATAGATCGAGTTGAAGCTGCTGTGTATAACAAATTCGACATTGATTTAGAGCAGTTTGAGGAGGTTGTTAAGTCTCTGCTTCCATACACTCCTATTGTGAAATCACATCTAGGTAAAAAACCTTTCAATGCTTTTGTTGTTAATGGAAGAATGATTGTTAGAAAAGAGGCTAAACAATAATCAAACAGAGGGGAAGATAATGACTAAACCAGTAAAAGTAGGGGATATTATTGTTGACAAATACGGGGACAAGGCAAAGGTTTTAGAAGTGTTTGAGAACTCTTTTATTAGATCTAAATGGGAAGAGTATGGTGTAGCACGTGATATATTCACTTTTGAAGAACTTGCATCAGAAGGCTGGAAAGTAGAACGGAAAGAAGAGAAATGGGTTCCTGAATATGGAGAAGAATATATTTATCCTGTCCCATCGAAGCTATTTCTGCTTTATTCTTCAAATTGGGGTGGCTACTATGCTGAAGATAAATTCCGACTAGAACACAACCTAGTTTACCGCCCAGACGACAAAGAAGCTTGTATTGCTCATGCTAAGAGGATGTTGGAGGTGGGTCGTGAATAGAGGTGCAGTTATGAAATGGCGCAAAGATAAACATAGAACAGAATGTCCACAGTGTGAGTCTAATAATTCAATGTTTATATTTAACAAATTATTGTCCAAGCCACGAACAGAATACAAGTGCGACGATTGTGGTTGTGAATGGCATTATTCAAAACAAATGACCGTTCAGGTTCATTAGATAAATATATGGGGTATTTAATCTAACCAATCCTAACGGATAACAAAGGAGAAAGAAGATGTACCATAAAGTAAAATTAAAACCGTTTTTGGAGATTCTGAAAAAGCTCTTGAAATTATTAAAGAATTTGAAAGCAATTTTAAAATCTAACCCAGCCTAAAGATTAACAAAGGAGAAGGAAATGAGTAGAAGATTCGATTATGTAAAGTACGACGAGAAATCAGTAGAAAAACAAGATGGAATTAAGTCATTATTTAAGCGTTTAGAAAATGCGGTTGACAGTAATTTAAAAAATGGCAGAGCTAAGTCTTTAGTAATGACGCACCTTGAAGAAGCATATATGTGGACAGGAAAAGCTATTCGTGATGAACAGATTGAACGTGACAATACTCCTGATTGTGCCGAAAGATCGGATCAGTAAGTATTTAACAAACCAAAAAAAGGAGAAAGAAATGAAAGCAATGATTAGTCAACCAATGAGAGGAATGACCAACGAAAAAATAAATGAAGATCGGGATCGGGCTATTGCATATCTTGAATCTCAAGGGTATGAAGTCGTAAATACACTTTTTACAAATGAATGGTACAGCGATAATAATATGAAGGAACGTGGTGTTGTGCATATACCTATCTGCTTTCTGGCAAAATCTTTGGAGAATATGAGTAAGTGTGACGTTGTTTATTTTCTTAATGGGTGGGATAATGCGAGGGGGTGCCAAGCTGAGGAGTTTGTATCTCGTGTTTATGGTGTTAAACAGTTGTTTGAGAAAGTAATCTAACCCAGTTTTCTGGTGGCTCTGTGATAGGAATAGATAGACATATGGTGGGCGTAGCCGAATCGTCGCCATATACGACACGGTTATTCTATTCACATCCACCATACTGGGGAATTAAAAGTAAACTGTTAATTTACTTTTATTGAATTAAATAAACTTTAACACTGGAGGGGATGATGGAAATAAATATAAAACTAAAAGATAATCAATTTGAATTTAAGTATAGCCTAGGAGAAAACCAATCTGGGAAAGCATCTTGCCCTATGAGTATTGATTCCTTAGCGATGTTTGTGAAATTGTGTGATATTGCACTGAGAACAGTGGATAAAAGTTATGAGAAGAAATTTAAAGAGATTGGACTTAGAGCACTAATCGAACAAGATCCTGACTTGGTTAAGAAGTGGGTTAAGGAGAATGATGAGAGGAATACTCAATGACAAAACTCCCTAAAGACGTTGAAGAGCGGTTTGATAAAATAATGAGAGATAGTCTTATAATCGCTATTGCGCGAAAACAGGGTTTGGGTGTTACAGCTTTTAAACGTAAAATAAAACAATTCCTAGCACAGGAGTTGGAGAGGGCTAAACAATGAAATGGATAAGTGTAGAAGATAGGTTGCCTGCATTTGGTGAGGTTGTTTTAGTACAGGGCGGTGTAGCCTTGTTACGAGGAAATGGCAATTGGTACACAGGAATGGAAGAGCCGCTATTTACTCGAATAATTAATTGGAAAGTAACCCATTGGAGGCCATTACCCGAACCACCAAAGGAAAACCAATGAAACTACTACTAATAACATTATGCCTATGCCTAACAGGCTGTGGAATAGTCGGCATTGTTAAATGCGGATCAGCTCCAGAGTCAGCGTGTCATAGACCAACAATAGCGGGGTTTGAGTTATGAGCGAGAATGAAGATATATTCATTATGGAAGACGCCTGTACCGATGAATCTAAAATAAAAAGAAAAAGTTTCGAATTTAAAACATCCGTACCTAATGAATGTGGTAGGTGCGTCTCGATGATTGAATTCAAGGGAAATATTTATTTGGCTACTGAGTATGTAATATTTGTTTTAACAGACGACAATACTTTTAAACCAATTGAGTTTGAAGAGGTGAAAAAGGAGGGTAATTAAATGAATATGTTTATTTTAGGATTTTTCTCAGTGATAATGACCATAGGGCTAATTGTGTATTTCTCTGAAAAATACTACCAAAAACACAAAAACGACGATGAATTACTCGGGAAAGAATGGATGGACCTTGAAACCTACAAAGAATACAGAAAAAACAAAGGGCGATGATTATTTAGTTGACATATAATATTTATGAGTGTAATATAATTAGCACTTAATAACCAAATTAGGAGGAATAAATGATAGAATATGAAGGGCAAACATTAGCTACGTCGCGTGAAGCGGCCAGCATACTTGGGAAAACAATGACAGCTTTCCGCCAGTTTATGGTCCGAAACAAGCTTGAGCGCCGTAAACTTGGGGGCAGATTGTATTTTGATGTGTCTTATTTGAACACATACTACACTAAAACTAAAGGGATAGAGTCTTTTGAAGACACCGACTATGATACAGGGGAGATGGTTTCTTGGCCGGAATTACATAGAATACTGCCAGTGTCAAAACAACATTTATACGCATTAGCACGGAAGGGGGTTTTAGAACGTTATATAACACGAGAAGGAGTTATTTTATGCACCAAACGTTCAATTGAAAAATTCCTAGGAGCTAATGAAAATGCAGCAGCCGACCTCTAAAAACACCCAGAATTTAGATTTGTTTAGAAAATACCTAGATGCGGGTATTATGTTAATCCCTTGTGTTGGGAATACCAAAATCCCCGCACGTAAAGGTTTCTTGAACACCCCTTTTGATCCAACAATTAATTTGAGTGTCAGGAACTACCAAGCACTCTTATCCCACCGTATTGTGGTTATTGATGTGGACAAAAGGTCCTTTAAAAAAGGGGATAAACCGTTATCTCGTCTTTGTAAAGATTTACAGATACCTAAAGACCTATTTAACAAGACTTTTGTTGTAAACACTCCCTCTGGGGGCGTCCATATTTATCTGTCTAAGATGGAGTCTTTAAATATTAAGGCTTCTTTGAAAGATTATCCGGGGTTGGAGTTTAAGGATAAGTTCATTATGGCCGCGGGTTCATACGTGGATGACCCTAAGAAAGGCGTCAAAGGACGCTATACAATCCAAAGCAAAGGCCCAGACTCTTTGATTAACTGTCCAGAGGCTCTCTTAGCTCTGCTTACACGCGAAGATAAGGTGGACATAACCGGCGAAGGGTTAGTCAGTAACCACCCAACAATGATTAGGAAGTACATTCAGTTCCTGCAAACAACAGAACCTGCGGTATCAGGGGAAAACGGAGACCCTAGGACATTTCAAGTGGCGTGTATTGGTAAGAATTGGGGGCTGTCTAAAGATACAGTACTTGATCTATTAGCAACCCACTTTAACCCACGTTGTAACCCCCAATGGACTCATAATGAATTGCTCATTAAAGTTGAAAATGCTTATGCTTATGGTTATTTGCCAGTTGGAGCACAATCCGTAGAGAATGAGTTTGACGAACTTCCTAAAATTGAGAAACCTGTCAAATTGACCTGGGACCAGTACAAAGATGGGCGTCTACGTAAGTCAAAACATAACCTCTATCAGCTACTGAAAAAAATCCCCAACGCTTTATTCAAAGATATGGTACAGTTAAATGATTTCTCCCACAACATTGAGTTCCGAACAAGACCCCCGTGGACTAAGAATGGGGCGCATTGGGAAGACCATGACGCTATTCAAACAGCTTTTTATCTATCAAAGCATCATCAATATGAAGTTAGCCCGAAAGATGTTCACGAAGCGGTAGAGGTTATCGCCTCAGAGCGGCGGTATCACCCCGTTAAAGACTACTTATCTGGCTTAAAATGGGATGGTGTACCTAGGTTAGATACTTGGCTACACACCTATTGTGGAGCTAGTAAGGGCAGGTACTCACAGTTTATAGGCAGGAAGACGCTACTTGCTGCGGTATCAAGAATATACCAACCGGGTATTAAGTTTGACCATGTTCTTGTTTTAGAGGGGGATCAGGGAGTAGGTAAATCTCTAACTATCGCGACACTTGCAACGCCTTGGTGTTCTGATGCGAGTATTGATCTAACAGATAAAGATGCAGTTTCTCTGATCCAAGGGCATTGGATTTTTGAACTCTCAGAAATGGACGTTTTAAACAAAAGTGGTATCCGCGCCCTTAAAGGTTTTATAACAAGGCAAGTCGATAAAATGAGACCTCCCTACGCCCGGTCGATTCAAGAATTTCCTCGCCAAGGGATTATGATGGGGACAATCAACCCAGAGAACGAAGGCTACTTACGGGACCCAACAGGGAACAGAAGGTTCTGGCCTATCTTGATTGACCGTGTGGATTTAGTAAAGCTTCGGGAAGATCGAGATCAACTATGGGCAGAGGCATTGGCTTATTATCACAGAAATGAGCCTATTCACATTGACGATAGAGAGTTAGAGAAGCTTATCCAAAGAGAGACTATTAAAAGACAGCAAGAGGACCCTTGGTTTGAAGTTGTTGATGCCTACATTAATCAGAATTTTAGCGACTTTGTCCAAGAGGGCGAAGACATATGCACTGTCCTTCCTTCTGATTTGTATGTAAACGCTTTAGGAGGAAACGCGTCTAAATTCACTTTATATGATGCTAGTCGCATCGCTAACATTTTACATCGATTAAATTTCACACGTAAAACAGACAATAACAATAACAGAACAAGTAAATACACTAAGAAAGTTTCTGACCTTTTATGATAAGAGACTACCAGACAGAGGGCATTGAGTTTTTAGCCAAAAGAAAATACGCCCTATTAGCAGATGACCCCGGGCTCGGTAAAACTCTACAGGCAATTTTTGCAGCGAGAGAAGTTGACCATGCTCGGGTTTTAATAGTTTGCCCTTCTCAAGTTAAGTATA